TCGCAACATTGGTTGCGCTCATAATGGACATAAGCTCAGAGTTTGACGTCTTCATATATTGTCTGAGTTCTTCATCATTTTTTGCATCAGCCGCTAAATAAAGCTTTCGTTCTTCCATCATCATCATGTCTTTCTTTTCAGCATCTGCTCGCAACTGTTGTTTTTCCTTATCGTGCTGCTTGAGAATAAAAATAATCAACCAAGCAAAAAAGATTAAGGCACTGGCAGAAGTCCCTAACTCTTGGACTACGTCAATGATTCCTGTGGCTTCTGCTGGCATTGCTCGGCCTATTTACTCGTTAATGGATGCTAGTGATTTTGCTAGCGGAAGATTGCGATATTTATAAAATTTGGTTTGGAAGAACTGTTTTGATAATTTCTAGAAATAAATGATATAGATCCAACACTTCGTGCTGTGGCATTATATTCTGTTAAAAATGTGCTATCTGATGATGTCCCAATAAAAACAAAATCTGTGTCTGGCAAATTAGTTGTAAAATTAACTGTAATAATATTAGTTGCTAAACTAATGCTTGAGACATTAAATGCTGAACGAAACGTATCAGTACTGCCATCAATACAACCCCACGCTCTGCACAACCCACCAGCTACCAGACCTGGACTCAGCACCTTGTCTGCTTTGTAGAAACTCACTCGATCTGAACTAAGTGTTGCACCCGCATTTGCGGACAAAGTTAGTGAAGTTGTGCCACCTCCTGCCGAAACAGTTGTGCCTGGAGTGATGCCTTCCCCAACAACATAATCACCAGTGGAGATTCCAGTAGCAGAGGCAACCGTCAGTGCCGTTGTGCCAGTAGTTATTGAACCTGTGGTGTGCGTACCTTGAACTTCGGAAGTACTAGCGAATCCAGCAGAACCATCGGTTGTTTGTGTTCTGGCAACAACTGCCAGAATATCACCAGCACTTGCACCAGAGGTTAGAACTACGGTGGAATTATCGTTTGCGATGAAATCTTCATTGGTAAGTTTTATTCCGTTCAACCACACATCAACGAAACCGTTAGCATATCCACTGGTTGTGAAGGTGGTTTGTGATGCTGTGGCAGTAAATTCCTGACGGTGTTCTGTGCTATCTGGAACAGGTATGTTTCCAATATATGCCATTAGTCAGTCTCTATCGAAATTGCCTTCAAATCCTCCACACTCGTTGCCGTATCAACCAACATCGTGATGTCTCTGAGTCTCTGTTTTTCGGCTACAATGGCAGTTGTGTCTGCGTTCTCCTCCAGCGCCCGTTGAAACGCTACGTCCTGCGCTTCTAGCAATGGTTTGCGTTGTTGTCGTAGGGACTCTTTCTTAATTTCTTTTGCACGGTCTAGATTAATCGTAATCATTATGCTCCGTAACCGTCTGGGTTGTCGAAATTGGCAGTCCAAGCATCACGAAACTCTCGGTCTGGTAAAGGCGTAACATCTGTGTCCAAGTAGCGGAATGGTACTCCGGTTGGAACGTCCTTCTGACAGATTTGCTCCAAAGTTAATCCACAGTTCGGCGCTGGTACTAAGACACTGATTGTGCCTTCGGTATTGGGGAAAATTGCTAGTTTCATTGGGTTCCTTTAAGCGAAAATAATTAGATGTACTTCTTCTGATGCTGTAAGGTCTCCAGTTGATGGCACTTTAACTGTAATTCTAAAATATCCCTCTTCCTTTGAATCATTGTAAATTGCGGAAGTGTTCGAATTAAAAGTAACTACTCTCCCAGTACTTCGACTTGCATTAAACCCAAAAGCATTTCCTACAATTATATAATTTGTGTTTGTTGGATTGTTTTCAAAATTTATTTTAAATTGTCCAGTTCCTGAAGAATCAACACTACTAATATTAAAATTTTCTGACATTGAGGCAGACCCAGAAGTTGCCGTCCCGTTAAAACTGACAAATGCAAAAATACGATGACCTGCATCTGCTATGTCTCTCGCATTACTCATACTGCATCCGGTGGTGTAGGCCAATCAACAATCAAGTTTCCTTGTTCATCTAGCGTTGGGTTTGATGTCTGGGGCAGGTTGCGTAGTGCTGTGCGGTAACTAGCCCATTCTGCTTGGTCTGAGTAGGGATAGTCTGTTGTCATTCGCCAGTCTGTTGATGCTAGGAGTTGGTTGCGTTGAAAACGCACTCTATCCATTAACTGTTCTTGAGTTGGAACTGGATTGCTAAACGTGCCATTTGGATTCTGAATCATTCCGCATACAACTTCATCCGGTACTAAAATACGACCATCTGTATAGCGAGTCATAATTGAGACTACGACGGAATCTTTGATTTCTGCGTACTGCATATTATTTTACTTTGATAATTTTAATTTGCGAATAAACGTCATACATACCGTTAGTAACATTACCAACGCCTAAACCATATGTTGTTACCGCATTTCCAATATGACTATACAACGCATAACTGTTACTGGTTGAAATTGTATGTGCCGCAAACCCATATGAAGTATTGGCCACACCACTTGTGTAGGCATAACTTTGTATCCCTGCGCTTAAATATCCACTTGATGCGTTTGCTGTAATGTCTCTTAAAAAAGCATTATGAACAAGTGCTTCATATCCGAGACACCAATATTCAAAAATGTATGTTCCTGCATTTCCAATTGTAAAATTACTGGAAGCAACTGATGAAATTAAATTATCTGGATCGTAATAGATCGTGTTTAATTCCCGTTTGTTTTCTCCGGAAACAGAGCCTCTGTTTGTCCCATCTGTGTGACGTTCTTGAATAAATGCTATCGAAATAGGGTTACCAGTTCCACCAGCAGGAAACGTAACCGTAGAGTCGAGCGTTGCGTTGCTGATCGTGCCACCGTCGATATTTGCTATGATTCCTTGAGCATCTGCGCCAATGTAAGGCATTAGGTAATCTCCAAGTAGCTTAGGGTGAAGTCAACCGCGCTGGCATCTCCAGCCGTCACTTCAATATTATCGTCCTGGCCTAAAATCAGCTTGCCTTCTAAGAGTTCAACCGCGCTTGCCACAGGAAGCGGGCAATCTGTGATGTATGAGTAGTAGTTTGTGCCGTTGCTGACCTCAACGGTTATCGTAGTGGCAGAGGTTGATTTGTTGGATGCCACCATACCGATACAGACTACTTCAGTAGATGCTCCAACATCACTGGCTAAAACCGCCTGTCTGCTGGTGCTGACTGATGAAATTGATTGTCTTTTGAATGCGTTTGCCATTAGTTAGCCTAGTGCGATGGCTGCGGCAACTGAATCTAGTCCAGCGGCTGCGGCCTGAGTTACCCATTCGACATCTGTAGCGCCAGAATTCAGCGCCAGGACTTTAGAACCATTCCCTGAGTATGCTGGTAATAGGCTTTCTCTTGCAGTTGCCGGATTCTCTGCAACCCAATTTGTTCCATTGCCAACAATAAAATTGCCATCTGTTTTTGTGAGTGCGCCAATGTCCGACAATCCGGCTGAATAGCTTTGAATGTCTGAATCAATGGCTAATCCCAAATTGCTTCTAGTGGTGCTGGCATTGCTGCTTGAGATTGCACCAGAAACCGCTAGATTTCCGCCAACCGTTACGGCTCCAGAGGCTGCGGTTGTGGTCGCGGTAATCGTTACCGTTGAACCGTTAAATACTTGAACTTCATTGACTTTTAAAATGCTCATATCAATTCCACGAATTCAAAGTTGTAGTCATAAATCTGAGAACCTTGCTGCGAGTACGCAAGAGTTGGAGGTTGCAGAAAAGAGCCAAAGACTGAGCTGCTGGTTTGGTAGCTAAGAATCTCAGCGGCTACTGGTTGCATTCGCAGCCCAGAAAAAACCTTGCTTGCGGTTGGTCTGTCCGCTTCTAAAACCTGAACGCTTCCAGCAAATCGTCTGCGAATCTCGCCTAGCCGAAAAACCAAGCCTGAATCTCTTTCCTGCTGAATACCTGTTGAATCGTTGCCCTCGGTCATGCCTACGCTTGGGTTGTAGGTGCTTAGTACAGCACCAGCCCGAATCGTGTTGACAATCACAGGCAGAGTCATGGAAGTGACGCTGAAATCGGAATCGCCTCCTGACGTCAACTGCAAATCTGTACTTCCTGTGCCGTCTCCGGTAATTCGGTTGATTTGGTAGCTGTTGACAAAAGTCCCTAATTTAATCTGTGGGTAATCCGCATGGTAAATGTTCGCACTGCTCGCTTGTAATTTACCTAGTTGACCAGATGAACCTGTGACCCAACCGTTGAGCGTTCCTTTGACGTCTGTGGTGTTGCTGAAAGCTAGCTCGACGGTATTGGTTGACGCTGGACAAGTTGCAAATGCAGATTCGTTCCAGTGGGT